TTTATCCTAGCATCTTTTACTTGGACTCTTTTTCTAGCTGTGTCAAAATTTATGATAGCCTTATTCATTTCACAGCATGATATCAATTCAAATAACTTGTTTCTAATAACCGGATAATTAGATTCTACTAAAAAAGAATGTCTAGTCAAATCAACTACTAAATGTATGTCCGGATAATTATGTTTAAAAGTATCATACGTTTTAGTGTTGTCGATTACTCTTTGATATCTTTCAAGTAATTTCTGAATTTTTCTCTTTTCATCTATGTTAAAAGAAAAGTTATTTTTTAAAGTTTCATATAAATGCTCAGCCGTGTAATTTATTAATTTAACAGACTCTTTCTTCTTTCTTTGGTAATTTTTTCCACCAGCATATTTTATTGACAGATAACCTTCTTGTATTTTAGAAAAATCTGTTCCAAAATTAGATGACCTTGGAAAGTTATATTCCATAGGATTAGCTTTCTCTAAAAGAGATCCCGTCAGTCTACTTGCGTATAACTCCTTTGGATAAACAAAAATGGCTTTACTTTGATGAATCTTTTGCTTTTCAGATGAAGATTCTGGCCACATGTCAAATATGTTTTTTTCGTTTATGTTTAATATATATTTGAATTTATTTAATGTTTCTAATTTATTATCAAGATTTAAGTCCATTTCGTTTAATGAAACCTTGATATTCATATTAGATCTACTGTTTGTAAACCCATTCTCATTTATAAAATTAAGACATTTTAACATTATATGAACGGCCTCATGATAAGGCATTAGATCTGTATCTATTCTATTCATCCTATGTCCTCCTTCAAAGTCAGGTGATATATAAATAGTCTCATCTACAAATCTTATTTTAGATTTGTTATCTAAAGATATTACGTTCTTACCTAGATATTTTCCTAATTTAGAAGATATCTTTTTTCTAGATAAAGGTGAGAAAAATTGAAATGTAAATCCTACATTAGTATTATCAAAAAGAAACTTATTTTCTATATTATTATACACGAGTAATGTTTTTTATTATTTATCCTATTCTCGTGATTTTTTTTGCTAATTAACTATTTGTATAGACACTTCATCTTTATGAATCCATACTTCTTTACCTGACACGAAAGCCTGTTCGTCTAGTATATCGTATAAATGTGTTTTTGTTGGATAGTTTGCTAACTGATAAACACCTGTTTCATATCTCCAAGCGAATTCAAATTCTTTCTTAACTATTAATTCAGGAAGCGTATCTAATTTATTAGAATAATCTTTTATTATAATTTTCATTTTAAAACTTTTATATATTATACTAAATAAAAAATAAAGATAAATAAAAAAAAATACACTCTAATGGCTACAACGGCATCGAATTGGAAAATATTTAAATCATTAGATTATTCTGTACAGTTAATGCTTAAGCAAACTATAGAATATCTTTCTACTAAGTTTAGTCAAAGTCTACAGGTATTTACCGCGGCCAGTCCTTTTGGGCAGCTTCTTTTAGTTCTAGAAAATTTAAGTCAAATGATTTTTTATTACATAGAAGATGCTATAACTGAATTGAGTATGGAAGAAGCAACCAGGGTATCTTCCATTTATTCTTTAGCTACACTAGCTGGACATAGTCCAAGTAGAGCTATATCTGCAAGTGGACAGATAAGTATATCTACTACCTCAGAATCAGCAACTGCCGATTTTGATACTGTGATAATTCCAAACTTAACAAAAATAAAGTCTAACAATAACGGGCTAATGTATGTATTAAGCCTTTCACAAGATGATATTAAGTTTTCAATGAAAGGAGTTAATAACGGTCTCTCCATGAAAATACTTCAAGGTAATATTGAAACACAAACATTAGTGGCTAAAGGCGAAGAAATAGAAAGTTTTTCTATTAACTCAGCTCAGAATTTTCTAGTTGATAATTACTTAGTTGACGTATATGTAAATGGAGAAAAGTGGAAAAAATTTAATTCTATATTAGATATACCTAGAGGTGAAAAAGGATATATTGTAAAAACAGGAATCACTACCGGAGTTGATGTATTCTTTGGAAACAATTTCTTTGGAAGAATTCCCGTAGAAGGCTCTGAGATAAAAGTTCAATATTTAGTAAACAGTGGAGCTTCTGGAAACATAACAACAGAACAAACTTCACAGGTCTTATTTGAATGGGCAGACACTGGTTTTACATTAGTAGGAAATGAAGTTGACTTAAATGAGTATATTGCAATTAATACGATTAACTCTCCACAGTTTGGAGCAAATCCTGAAGATTCAGAATTAACTAGACTTATTGCACCAAAGCAGTCTAAAAGTTTCGCTTTAGTTAATATAGATCATTATATAGCTGTTTTAACTAGGCTTAAAATATTTTCTATTATAAACGTATTTTTGGATACTAACGATAATCGATTATTAAATCTATTTTTAGTGCCTGATATCAATAATTTATTTAACACAGGTCAAGATTATTTTAACGTTAGCTCCTCTAAATTCATATTAAGCGATTTCAGAAAGAATGAAATATTAAGATATTTAAATATGACTGGCTCTAAACTAATATCAACCGATACCAGAATAGTAGATCCGCTAATAAAAAAATACGTACTTAATATAAACACTATTGTATTTGATGATGTATCCACTGAAATAATAAAACGGGATATTTACAATAATCTAGGAAACTATTTTATTTCCAATAAAAGAAGGAACCGAATACCTAAAAGCGATTTAATAAGAACATTAGAAGACATTAATGGAATAGATTCTGTTAATGTAAACATAGTTTCAGAAGCTAATGAAATTGCAGTTATGGATAATCCTAATTCTGAATTAATAGGACTAGACGAATTTAACGATATAATAATAAAAGAATATGAACTCCCTATTATACAAGGAGGATTTAAAGACAGGTATGGAAATGAATATTCACAAGGTATATCTGATCAGGCATTGGGTTCGATTAATATACAAATTAAAAAAATAGTGCCTAGGCCCTTTGATAACTAATGACTAAAGATAGCATATATAGAGCAGCGTATAATAGAAAAAAGAAATTAATTAATAAAGGGTATCAATACAAGGATACTATTTTAAAAAATACTTTATCTAGTCAAATGTATGGAGTAAACGATACTTTAGATACTTTTTTAGAAAACGTAAATGATATCGTGTATGAAAACATAGAAGCTGTAAAAACCATTAAAGTATTTGCAAATCCTGCCTTAGATAAGTACGAAAGGGATATAAAATAAAGTATTAAAATTTAAATATGCTCAAAGACAAAGAGAATAGAAAAGCTTTAAAAAGCGAAATAGAAAACTTGTTAAGTGGAATAAATCACGAAGAACATAATGATTTAAACGTAGATTCAGAATTACTTGAAGAAACTAAACCTGAAAGTCCTTACGATTTTGATGAAATGACTAGAGAGTTCAATAAAAAAGCAAAGGACATAACAGATTCTTTGTTTGAATATTATGTAGAACTAGGTGTATTAGAAGAAAACAATTACATAAAACTGAAAAAAGAAATGGACACAGTTAATATGTCAAACATTTTCTTTCAGATAAAAACTTTAAAGATTACTATAACTAAAATAATGGAGGAGATAACAACAGGTAACACTGCTCCTAGGTTAATGGAAGTATTTGGACAATTACAGGATAAATTAAAAACCCTTGTTCAAACGCAGGCTAATCATATGTTATTTCTAGAAGAAACTTACAAAAAAATAAATAACGAAGATCCTAAAAACTCTAATAATACATTGAATAATTCAAATCAAGAAGGAGAATTCTTCATATCGGTTGGAACAAAAACAATGGTAGAAAGTTTGCCTGAATCCTCTGAAGAATATGAAATAGATACAGATTTAATAGACCCTTCTAAAAAGACAGAATTAATGAAAGAAAATAACATAGAAATAGAAGAAGAAAGTGGAGATTCAGATTTCATAGATGTTACTGAAATAATTTAATAACTATGCAAAACCCATTATCAAAAGGAGGAGGTTTTACTTCCTTGAAACTATCTAGTCTCAATTCAGAAGGCAATAATAATCATGTATGGAATTCTAAAAAAGTAAATGATATTATACATAAAGTTTCTCAAGAAGGAATGGACATACGTGGAATGCAAAATACTCCATTTAAAGAAAACGATATTTTATTAAAAAGAGCAAATTTACCTTTTGAATACACTAAAGAAGAATGGCAAGAAATGCAAAAGTGCAAATCAGACCCAATGTATTTTTCTAAAAAGTTTGCATTCATTAGAACCCCGAAAGGTGACATGTCAGTCGAAGACGCAGGAGGGTTGCGAGATTTTCAAGAGCAATTAGTTAAGAATATGCACAACAACAAGTTTAACATATTAATGGCTAGTAGACAGATAGGTAAAACAGTAACGACTGCTATATACATAGTATGGTTTTTATTGTTTAATAAAGAAAAGAACGTACTAATGGTTGCCGATAATATGACAACCACTAAGGAGATAATGGAGAAACTAAGAATAGTTTTAGATAATCTGCCTTTCTTTATGAAACCTGGAATAGTTAAAATAAACGAGTCTTCTATTAGGCTAGATAATGATTGTAGATTAGTTCTTAGAACAACTACTAAAAAATCTGGTATTGGTATGACAGTAAACTTTTTGTATATAGATGAATTTGCTCATATATCTGAATCTAACTTAGATAAGTTTTATAGAGCTATTTTACCTACTATAACGGAAGATCCTTACGCAAAAGTAGTCATAACGTCTACTCCAAATGGAAGAAACAAATTCTGGGATATATGGTCAGATGCAGTGGATGGAGAAAATGACTACAGCCCCATGAGAGTAGATTGGTGGCAAGTACCCGGAAGAGACGAGGATTGGAAGAAAAAAACCATAGCGAATATGGGATCTGAAACAGACTTCAATCAGGAATATGGTTTACAGTTCTTTTCATCAGATCAGCTTCTACTATCTTCAAATGATCTTCAAAAATTAGAAACATTTCAATCTAATTATGTCAATACTAGTCTAGACTTAGAAGAAGAAGATTTTTATATAAATGATTTTCTAAGCTTTCATAAGAAATATAAAGATTTTACACTTAGTGATTTTAAAAATGATCCTTCATATTATGTGTTTTCAATAGATACAGCCGATGGAATGGATCAAGATTACTCAGTGTTAAATATCTTTAAAATAGTAACATTACCTATTAAAGACCTAATCAAGCATAAAAATAATATTAAAAGTGAACTTGATTGCGTGTCTATGGTTCAAGTAGGTAAATTTAGGTCTAACACATTAAACATTAATGATTTCTCTATAACATGTGAAAAAATAATATACGATATATTTAATCCAGAAAAGGTGCGTATTGTTTTAGAACTAAATCATAAAGGTGATATTTTACATAATAGATTCTCTTTAAATGAACAGTATTGGTGGGGTCAAATGGTTCACACTAAACATACAGAACTTTCTAAAAACATAAAGGCCGGAGTAAGACTAGGACCAACTAACAAATTAAAGTACTGTGAAAAATTTAGATATTACGTATCAATTAATAAAATATTGATTACTTGTTATGAAACTTATTTAGAACTATCTTCATTTGGAAGAACTAGAGGAGGTTCTTATAGATGCCAAAGCGGAAACGATGACTTAGCTATGACATGCGTAAATACTTCCCCTCTTTTTGATTCACCTCAGTTTTGGGAAATAGGAGGAGAAGTATACGAAAATACATCAGAAGAGTATAAAAATGAACTTTACGAAAAAGTATTAGACGTAAAAACAGAAAAAAAGGCTTTTGATTTTGACAGACTAAACGATCTAAATAATCAATTAAACCCTAAAGAATTTAAAGCTTCCGATAAAAAAAGTGTATTTGACGTAAATCATTTAAATAAAATTAATAAAATTTCAAAAAATTTTTATAATTCTTAGCGTTAATTAAGTATAATATTCTTATATTTAAACATAATTAAAAATAAACCCACATGAAAGAAATAATTTTATCAGAATTAGATGAAACCCTAGGAGATTTCTTAGTACAAAATAAAGATGTTGTTTACACGGCTCTTCTAGACTCTATAGAAAAAGAATATCTAAATAAAACTTCACTCGCAGTTGATATTCTACAAATAAACGCTACCGAAGATACAACACATATAACGTTAGCTAGAGAAGATTGGGTCAAAGGTCTTGAAAAAGCAATTAATTATTTTAAAAAACCTGAAATCGAAGAATATGAAAAATGCCAACGATGTCTAAACATCATTAATGAACTTCTTAAACAGTAAATAATACTTTTTACCTAACATAACAACAACAACAAAAATAAACATAAATATGCCTGCTTTTGATGAGATCAATAAAAAAATAAACAACCGAATACAAGAAATAGCTGTACTAATATATAGAAAAGAACATACTAATAGGGAATATGAAGAAATAGCCGAACTAGTATACCCAAAATTAAAATATCACATTTGGAAATTTTGCAAAAACGACTTAGATACAGAAGAAGCTCTTCATTTTACTCTAGTAAAGATATTCAATAACATGGAAAAATACAATCCAGGTTCAGGTAGATTTACCACATGGGCTTTTACAATAGCTAGAAATGAAACTTTGTATTACTTAGATAGAAAATATAAAGATATCCCAAGATACATTGAAATATCTTCCTTATATGAAGACAATAATTATAACGATTCTCTATCGGTAACTGACAAAGTGAATAGTCAAAACGAAGTTACTGAAATCTTTAATAGAACTATAAATGAAATATTTAATTTAGAAGATGAACTTCTAAAGAACATAGCTATTGATAAAATGGTAAACAATACAAAGGTTAAAGAAATAGCTTTAAAATATGATATGCCAGAAAACACAGTAAAGACCAAACTTAGAAAAGCTAGGTTCGAAATAAGAAAATCAGTAATTAAAAAAGATCCAGACGTAAACAGAAAATTATCAGATTCTTTACCTGACTTTAAAATAAAATCAAAATGAAAAATATAATAATAAGCATAAGTCCGATTAATATAATACGTAGAATCATATACATGATTAAAGAATTCTATCTGTTTATATTCTACATAAGAAAGTTAAAGAAAATAGAAAGTGAACTCGTTAGTAATAAAATATTTAAGTACTCTTGGTTTTCTTATGTAAAAGCTATTAATTTGAAAGCAGAAACTCTATCACTAGTTAATAAACCATACGAAGAATTAGAAGAAGATCAAAAAAAAGAACTTGAAAAACTAGAATTAAGCTTTATCAGTAGAGAAATTTCTAAACATAATGATATTTTTATTAAAGCTGACATAATAGAATTAATAAAAACCAAAGCTGTTAGGGTAAAAGATAGCGATTTCTATGGATATATGGTAGAAATATCCTTTAATTGGAAAAACGCTTCATTATATAATTTTCTAAGAACATTTTTTCATATAATATTATGGACATTAATTCTTTTTATGCTTCCTTACAATTTTATCTATGAATACGTGATCTCTTTTTTTAATAAATAAAAATAAATAATATTAATATGAAAATTAAGGAAATTGTTTCTAAATGGATTTGGCAAATACTAACTATTTTATTTGTAATGTTATATTTAGGCAAAGGCTGTACTAGTAAAAAAATATCTAAAGTTAATTCTAAAATAGATAAAACTAATCTTGAATTGATAAACTCAGTAGACTCTTTAACTACTGAAATAGGAAATCTTAAGGGGTCATCTGCTACTAAAAAAGAAGTAACAAATATTATGGAAAGTGTAATGTTAGACTATTTGATATATGAAGATGATTTAGATAAAGGAAAAACAAGCCTATCTGAAATAAAAAATAAGATAGAATTAAATGATTGAATGGATTAAAAATAATAAAATTACGTTAATTAGAAATTCCTTTTTACTACCTATATTACTTGTAGTTATAATGTCTATTAGTCATGTCGTAAGTTGGTATGACATAGGTAATCCTTTATCATGGGCCATTTATCTATCGGTTGCTATAGAAATTTTTGCGCTTGCGTCAGTATCTGCTGCGTCTATTAAGATTAGCAAAGGAAGCATATGGTTTTTGTTTATAATGGTTACATTAATTCAAATCATTGGAAATGTGTTTTATGAGTTTAAGGAAATATCGTTAAATGAATCTGGTTTTCTATCATGGGTTGAATTAGTTTCTCCCTGGTTTGAGGATTGGGAATTACTAGATCATAGGAGACTTTTAGCTCTTATACAGGGCGGTACTTTACCTATAATGTCTCTTACCTCTTTGCATTTCTATATACAATTTAATGAAAACATTCAAGATAAAGACAATTTAATAGACGAAGAATCAAATCTGTCTAAAACAGAAGAATCAGAACCCGATGAAACCACAGATCTAGCGTCTGGCTCCAATTTGCATGCTGAAGTTACAGAAAAAGTTTCATCTAAAAAACAATATGAAGATACTTTATTTGAAACTAGCAATGTATCGGATCCAAACAGATATATAAATAAAACGGATCATGATTTAAAAGTATCTAAAGGTACTCATAAAAAATCAGATGAACGTCCTCAAAAGAATTGGGGAAAATAAAATAGTAACTAATGGGTAACTGTAAAGGAGATTGTGTCAATGGTTTATGTGCATGTTCAACTGTTGCAACTAAGGCTTTACTTACATTAAAGGATAGTTGTTTTGCAATAGGAGATTGTGAAAAAACAATA